TGTACTTGAATAGCCATTTATAAACTCCCATAATCATTTGTTGAGACAGCTGCATTTGCAACACTACCAAAATCATTGATGGCAGTGAGAACTCCAGAATTAATATTTGATGCTACCAAATTAATATTTGTAATAGCGCCAGCCACATTTCCAATATCTGTTGCATCGCTAGCAACTGCTGTAATATCAGAACTTATTGGACCAAGAGCTGCTATACTGGTAGAAAGTGGCGTAAGAGTAGCAATATTATTAACTACAGTAGAAGTAAACGTAGAAGCTGCTGACGTAATATCAGAACTTATTCCAGCAGCCGTTGTAACATCTGATGAAATACCAGCGACAGTTGTGACATTAGCAGCCACACCAGCAACTGTTGTTACGTTAGCAGAAACTCCAGCAACAGTATTGATATTTGTCGTATTACCAGCAACTGTTGTTACGTTAGCAGAAACCCCAGCAACAGTAGAAACATTAGAGGATATTCCAGCAACAGTTTGAATTGCATCTGTTGCATCTGTACCATCTTCAATATCTGCCAGCGTAGCAATGTCAGCCGTAACCGCAGCAATAGTTGCAACATCTGCTATTGTTGGCCCAGCCTCGGGAGCGCCTGATGTTGCGTTGAAAGCTAAAACTGTTCCTTTGCGATTATCTTTTGTCGGCATTTCTAGGCTTACAGACTCATCGCCAGCATTAACTATGATTGCACGACCGACCTTTTCATCAAGCTGTTGAGCCATGATGACCAAACTATCAAGCTGTTCATTTAAACTTGAAGCAAGTAAATCACCAGCCGTTACAAAATCAGTTGTGCGCTCTAAGCTTCTACCACCGATAATTGTTAATATATCCGAGGCCACAAGCGCTGATCCCAAATTAACTGATCCGGTGCCATTTGTGCCAGTAGTTACTGTGTAATCAGCAGTCAATGTGAGCGTTGTTGTGTTCTTAATAACGATAAGATCACTGTCAGCTAAGATGTTGAAAGTAAATGCAAAAGGACCAGTTGTCGTGTTTCCAGTAAACTGAACACGCCTTGCTACACTGTTAATAGGAATATCGGCCATCTATATAATCCTTCGATTTGTTTGTCTTATACCATATCTTGTTTTAATTTCCAAATATCTTTGATAGATCTGGCGCTCTTGTTGGCCTACTGTCACCTAAATCCCACCAATAATTTTGATTAAAATCTCTATCTCGTTTTCTTCTTAATCTTTTAAAATCGTTGTTTGTTTTTGGATCAGCCCATAATCTTAACTGATCGAATAGATTTCTTTCAAGCGCTGTTCTCCAATACCACATTGAAGAGCCAGGCATATACTTTTGCACAAACTTGACTGCTTCACTTGCAATCCTGGTATCTTTACCTGTTGCTGCCTCAATCGCATTAACAACAGTTAAGTTTATAACATCACCACCAAACCCAATGAGAGGACCAGCTACCGTTTCTGATAAAGAGCTTCGACCTGTTGCATCTCTTGAGAAAACAAAATCAGCATAGATAGATAAGCCACCACTAGCTAATATTGCAGATCCCCAAAACTTAGCTAATTGTTTTAGATCTCCAGTAAACATTGGCAATGGATCTCTACCTTTAGATATCTCTTTTGTTTGAATAGCTAATGCCGCCATAAGCGTAGATGAAATTATAAAAGCGCCTAGATAACCGGCTTTACCGCTTAGACTATTTTGATACCATCCTCTGGATAGGTGCGTGTTTAACAATGTAGTGCCAAAGATTTTATACATAGCAAATGATTTTACAAACTCACCTTGAATAGTGCCTGGACGTACAGTTCCCTCTAACGCTGCTTTACCTCTCATGTTTGATGATGGTACTGCAAACTCTATTTCCGACTGAACCATACGCATGAGATTAGTAGCAACATCTCTTCTGAGATCTTCATTGATATCTGTTCGCTCTTCGATCTTTCTTGCTGAAACAAATTCAGCCCCTTCTTCTTCAAGCAAATCTGTTGATCTAATGATATCCCACTTGTCCGGTCCTATTTGATAACTTTGTAACATATTTTTTATTTTAGGTTCTAGGTCATCAAATCGTTTCGAAACATTGTCACCCAAATATCCAAGAAACTCCATGCCAAAAGCTAAACGTCCGGCTTGTGTCCAAGGCGATAGCAATGAGGCGTTCATAACAGCGGTTGATATTCTTTTTGATATCTCTGGGCCATTAACTTCACCGACATATCGAGCCTGACCAGCTGCTTGCTCTATCCAGCTACTGGCTATAAAACCCATCCTAGTAGCTATTCTAGTTCTTTCTTTAGCTTTCAATGGGTTTAGCATTTTTAAATAATCATTAAGAACTTTTGTTTGCGGCAAGCCAGCAAAGCTTCTTGCAAATCTTTGGAAGTTTATGTCTGTATAAAACGCTAACACAGAAGTTGATCCAAGAAATGCTGAGTGAATATTATTCCTAATGCCCTGGCTATAGAATGCAAGCTTTTCATTAACTGGGGCTTGCGTTCTATCGGAGACCCAATCGTATAGAGTATTGAATTTATATAATGCAGCTGTTTCTTGTGCCTCTATTTGCTTTTGTATTTTTCTTGACTTTCCGTCTTTTAATTCAGCTGCATTTTTCCTTATAATGTCTTCTAAATATCTAGCACCAGCATTAGGGTTAGGGCCAAATATTTCCATCAATGCAATATCTCTCGACAAGTTATTTATATGACCCAACATAATGTCAAACGGTTCACCGCTTCCAAATCGTTCATTATACTTTAGCCAACTTTCACCATCTTTAAATATTAAAAATCTATGATGACCGTACTTATTGCCAACCGATCCTGGACCTCTAAACGCACCAGCATCCTGTTTGTTGGTTCCTTCAAATTTTATGGAATTATACATTTCTAACAATGCATCGTTTAAATTAGGCGACAGCTCTAAATCAACACGACCCTCACTATCTGTCTTTGATAAAGCTTTGAAAGGTAGATTTGTTTTTCTGTCTGTCATTTTGTTGACATCAATTAGGTCAATAATAAAATCAACCCATTCGTTATAATTAACTTCACGCACAGAAATAGCATCATGTCTAGTAGGTAAGCCCCATATGTTTCTGCCATCTTTATCAACTATTTTGCCAATGTTTGCGCCAGCTGCATTAGCTCTTAATCTGAGATACTCAGTGGCAGAATACCAGGATTCCATTAATTCTTTTGCGCTCATTTTCCCAGTATCTTTTCCAAACGCCTCGTCTAGCAATTCTTTCTGCCCAGCTTTGTTTCTAGTATTACCTATAAAGTTACGCCTAAAAGAAACTAAAACATCGTCCATACGAGAGAGCGCTTGGCCTTGAATAACATTTTGTAACTGTTCAACATTTAAATAGTTATGCCCTCTCGATCTAGCCTTTTCATTATGTGATAAAAATGCAAGAGCTGCTTCTTTTATGTTGTTTGGATTGTCACCTATAAATTTTTCAATGTTCATTTTAAGTTTTGCTTGGGCAGCTACTTGTTTTAAAACTTTTCTCTTATTCTCGAGCGAGGCTTTTTTGAGCCTTAATATAGTTTCCGCTGCCGCTTTACTCCTGGCGGCTGATGATCCCATTTGCGTACTGTAATGATCTTGCAGCTGGCGAAACAATAATTGTGTTTCGGATTTTTGCTGATCGGTTATATCAGAATTTTGTATACACGCCTCAAAGCTCATAACTTACATATCTCTAATTGTTTAATAAAATCATCTTCTTTATCGATTGGATCAAGAACATCTTTCACTTTCATTTTGGTAAGATTGCCTTGGCCATCCAAATCTATATATATTTCTTCCTCTTGATTGTAACGAACTTCTTGGTCGGGAGATATTTCTTCAAGATCATCAAATATATCGTCTTTTAAGTTTGCTGTTTCTGCTCTGGCTGCTTCACTGCCTGGTTCATCGAACTCATCAAGAGCCTGTTGCGATTCGCTTTTACTCGTGCTGACTTCCTTTGGAGGCTGAGAAGAGCTTGCGACATTACTTCGTGCTGCACTGTCAAAATCGCCACGTTCAACTGATCGTCTGATATGTTCGATAAATCTATCGACGGCCTCTTTATAGTTGCCTGTGTCTTTGGCTGTTTTGGCTTCTGCGCTGAGAGCGTCTGAGAGCGGCCCTTTCCGGTTTGCGACGGCATTGAGATAGGCAATGGCTTCTGCATCGTTCTGTACCCTTTTCTGATTTGCTTGACGTTCAATCTTATTGCCTTCTATTTCTAGCTTTGAGGCATTTTTGTTAATTACTGAAAACGCTGATTTATCTTTTCTTATTCTGGCTAAAGCTTGAGCAAGGACTTTTGCCCTTTCTTCAAATAAAGTTTCAACATTAAACTCATCACCAAATAAAGTTTCTTCTTTTACAATATCCCTTGGAGATTCATTTAGCTGTCTTATTATTGACTCAGCTTCATCCATATTTTTAGGATCAAAGCGCTTTAATATTTTAACAGCTTCAACGTGTAAATCTTTATCTGTTATAATAGCACCAATTAAAGCAGCATATCTTTCATTAACTATTCCTTGCTCAACTAAATCAAAAGCAGCATCATCTAGTTTAACTAAATTGTTTATATGATTGTATAACGCAGATCTTGGCGGTATGCCTTCTAATCTATCTGGCCTTATCTTTAATACCTTTGCAGCATCTACAATAATGTTTGATCTGTTTGCTTGTGAGGCTTCGGCAATATTTTTTAGAGCCGCCTCTAACATAACGCTTTCTGGTGTATAGCCATCGATTTCACGCTTTACGACACCATATAATTTTATATCTAAGTTAGGGTCTTTTGCTTTTAATCGTTTAGCAAGAGCCAATCTTTGATGACCATCAGCAATAATTAAACGGCCTTCCCTGGTTTCAAACACCATAATGTCATTGGCTATGTCGTAATTCCATTCGTCTACATCGAGCAATCTTTCAGTAACACCAAACTCATCGCCACCAGATTTAAACTGAAATACCTTTGCATCGACCTCTAGCTCATCCACTTCAAAGCGAAACTTCCTTCCATCAAGATTTGGTAAGTCAGCTGTTAAAACATCAGGATTAACTAATGCAGCTGGCTGTTCTGGTATTTTCAATGTTTGATCTGTGTTTATAGCTTGTTGAGCTTCAAGCGTTCTTAGCTCATGCTCAGTTTTTGCTAGTGCATCATCAAAATTATCTACACCTATTAATGGGTTGTTTTGATCTACATCGTCATGGACCTCTAGCACATTAGCCAACGCATTATCTTCATCTGGAATAGCGTCGGGATTAGATCTTCGGACCGCCTCCCAGCCTTCTCTTGCTTGAGCATTTGTTAGCCCAGCAATCTCTGATGTTAACTTAAAGCCCTTTCCAATACCATACGCTACACCAGGCAATGCAGCACCAAACGCAGCTTGAGATGTTACGTTGAAAACAAACTGATCGAGCGTATAGTCTTTGTTTAAAGTATTAAACCAGTTAGCAACGTCAATTTCTGAAGCAACGCCATAGCCAGCACCGCCTATTGCATTTTGCAACATTGTTTTCCATAGGCTTTTGATTGGCCCACCCATAGGAGCAATGACATAAGGATCATATACTGACGAACCTATTGCGCCGCCAAACCTTGAAATGCCAGCCATGAGACTAGGATTTTTTTGCGCCATGTCAGAAAGGTCTTGCTCGTATGTTTCTATTATTTCAAGCTCTGCTTGCTTAATTGCTTCGGGTTGTGCGGCATTATAAAGATCTTCTGGCAGACGAAACTTGTTTACTTCTAGGGCATTGTAAATGTCGTTAAGTTCTTGGTCTGCATTGTTGTACAATGACCCCGACCCAAACTTTGGAAAAAATGCGTATTCAAATCTTTTATCACCAGGATTATTAAAATCTAAACCGTACTCTCTTAACTCATCTAGTATTGGTTGCCAAACCTCTGCTTCAACCATAGCTCGAGAGTTTCTACCGCCTGCTCCAGTATATTTTGCTGCCTCAAAACCACCCACTAAACTATCAAGGTTTGTAGGTATAGCGCCAGAAAAAGTTTTTGTTGGTCTTGGAGCTTTTTCAAAAAACATTAATTTGCACTCGCCATAAGCTCTTTAAGTTTATTACTATTTATTATTATTGGATTGTTATCCTCATCTCCAGGAACTCCTAATGGAACATTAGTGTTTGGATACACTAAAGAATACAGATAGCCGTCTTGAGGATTGCCGCCCATCAACTGCAAATCAAACATAACAGAAGTTTTTTGCGTTCTAAACTGGCCACCAGCGCCCATAACTGTGATATCAGGCACATCTTCTAAGCCCCTAATCTGATCTATAGTTTTAGAATCAAACTCAACACCATCAGGAAGCTCAAGCACATCTAATATGTTATTGTCATTTATTTGTTGTAACATTCCCTCAAAAGCTTCTGGCGTTACTCCAGGCGGCAAAAATGTTTCTCTTTCTCTAAATTCTTGAATACCACCGCTAATAAGTTGGTTGCCATTATAAGAAGCTCCTAATGACATTTGTACAGCTTGGATATACTTATCTTCGTTAAAAACAAATTGACCGCCTTTAATATCGTCTGTAGTAATTAGCTGAGAATAAATATACTTGGCTGATGTTCGTAGCCCTTCTGCCATATTGCCAGATAATGTATCATTAAAAGCTTGCCTTACTGTAAAAAATACTGGTTCTGTGTTTGCCGGAGTAAACCCTGGCAATGGTGATTTTTCTACATCAATCTTGTATTTACCAGTAAGCAATATTTCTGCATTTGGAATACTGCTATTATCTAACAATAATGCGCCAGCAATCCCATAAATTTTTTGATTAGGGAATATCTCAGCCATCATTTGCCTGGCTGTTGTAGATCCAACCGTTTCAAACATTGAGGTAAGTATTGATATTTGCATGGGAACAGCTGCGCTTTGAACGCCTATTTGTTGTGCTGACCCATCTAGAAATGCGCCAAGTTGTGCAACTTCTTGTTTTGTAAAAAACTTTGCTTGCTGATCAGGTAAACTATATTTAGCAAAAGCTTTTTTAGAAAATTCTTTTCTGTCTTGAAAGGCTTTCTCTAATCTATTTATAGCGTCCTGTGTGGTTTCACCCTCTTTAAATACAAATTCTATTGGGTTAAATTCTAGCGTTGAACCGTCTTGTAACTCCACGCCATTTTTTTGTGCATAAAAAATTAGATCGTTTCGTATAGCTGCTTTTCTTGCCTCTATATAAGGGCTTACAAGTTTTTTAACTGTTGCCGCTGACAGCTGTTCATAGCCACCTAAATTACGTTTCTCATCAATATCTTTATTTATTTGAGTAACTGTTTCTTGAATTTCAGCTTGCGACATATCTCCCAAATCATCAATAATTCCTTTTGCAAAAGCTAATATTTCATAACTTCTTGCTAGATCCTCCATTGCTTCCGCATTTACATCAGCTGGTTTAGCTACCAAACCAGGAACTAAATCGAGTTCTTTGTATAACTCAATAAATTTTGTAAATTCTTCTGGTCTAACAGGTTCATTTGCATCTGATAATTTTCTTATAAGTTCAAATTGTTGTTCTACTGCACTAAATTTTTCAGCAAAAGCGGCCTGACTTTTATTAATTTCAAAATTAAAGAACTCAACTAAATTACCCATACCTTTTTTTCTTGCGGCTTGGCGCATATCAAGTTCTTGTTTCATAGCCTTTTGATTATTTGCTTCTAATTTAAAAGCTGCATTATAAAGTTTAGTCACTAGGTTTAGCGTTTCTGCTTCAAATACCGTATCGACTGGCCCTTCTCCAGAGCCAACATATCCAGGCAAACCAACTTGTTCAATTTGCAGTTTTAACTCTTCTAGCTCGGTAGCACTCATTTTGCTCCAGCTATTTAGGTTTTCTTTAAGTACACGCAAATTTAAAAACTGTTGTTTGTTTTCAATGCTATACTCGCCATTTGAGCTTATCCTGGTAGACATGGCATTCATCCAATCTTCAGAAGGAGGGTTGCCGTTATTTGTCGTTATAAATATTTGTTCTGCAATGTCTGCTTTTATAGAGTTAGCTTCTGTTTTTTTTGCTCCAATCCTACTGTTTAAAACAGTTTGAGCGTTAGTTGCATATTTTAAATCTTTTGAATAAACGCCAGTGATTGACGTTTTTCCAGTAATAACATTATCAATAAATTCTTTTAACTGCACATCATCAGCGTTTTGTATTTTAAAAGTTACGAACTGACCTCTTGCTGCTTCTTTTGTTGTTTCTGCCCAACTATCAGCGTTTTCTTGTGACCACCCTTGATTTTCTACATAATCTTGAGCTTTCAAATCTATCTCCGCATCAAGATTGTTAGTGTCCGGATCTGCCCCAAATATTCCTGGAATGTTTTTAATAATTAAAGCAGCATCGTTTTTGCCGGTTTCTGTGCGTCTTTTGGCTGATAATTCTGCTTGCTTCTTTGTGTACCAAGAAGAATAACTTATAGATGATTTTTCGGCTGTTGTTTGTAAATTGCTTCTTAATTCACCAGCCGCCACCGGATCAATGCTTGATAGGCTTGCAGAGAAGCCATCAGCAACACTATTTAACTGCTTTTTTACCTGGGTAAATGGAGTGACATTTGTTTCTGCCTCTTCCATAATTCTTGTTATTTCAAGCTCTGCTTCGTTTTGTATTTCAGTTATGGCTATTCTGTTTGCTGCATTATAAGCAGACTTTTCAGCTATAGTTGTTGGGCCACCAGCCTGATCTATTTTTTCTAATATAGGTAATGCACCTTGCTCTGTAACAGCCTTTAAGCCTTCTTGCTCTGCTTTTTCTTTGCCACGCTCAAATACAAACTCTCCCATCCTGTCAAACTGAGCTGAGATTGTTTGCCCTAGTTGCGCTTGCTCTCTAAGGCCAGCATAATCAATATCTCTTATTCCCCTGGGCCTAACGCCTACCCCTTGATATCTTGGTTGTCTTGCCATTAGGTAATAACTCCTGGTTTAATAACGCCAGGTGATAGCTGTCTGGCTTTACTAAATCCTCCGAACAAAGTGCCTATTGCACCAATTCTAGCTGATTGCATGGCAGCATCTCCAGCCATTCTGTATTGTTCTGCTTGTGATTTTGCATCTTCTTTTGCCAAGATAGCGTTATCAGCTGCGGTTGCGTATTCCCTAGAGGCTTCAGCTTCACTATGTTTTGCTAATGCAGATATAGATCCACCGCCTACAGCACTGTTAGCAATCAAAGCAGCTAAGTTTTCATTTAGCCTGGTAAGAACATCAGCGCCCATTTGGGCATACTGAGCTGCCTCAATGTCTCCTTTTAACAATGCTTGAGAAGCTTTTTTGTCATATAGCTTTTGTTCTGCACGACCAGCTTTAATTTTTCCAGCAGCCGAAATAGCTGACATTCCTACTGTAAGTGCCATTGATGACATATCTAACTTCCTACACTTAATTTATATTCCAAGCCTAATACGGTCATAGGTAGTGGAACATTTTGAGTTAATGTTATTTGTCCTGTGGCACTATACCCCAAGATACCATGAGCTGTTTTTAATCCAGTAAATGCCTGAATAGGTGTATCTAGAACGCTTACCCCAAAATTTCTAAACGATATTTGTTTACCATTAATTACTAAATCTTTTGTGTTATTAAGTAGTGCATCGACTTGGACAATACGTTTTTTAAGACCTTGCACCGACCCAGAACTTAACACTGGTTCGGTTGGCATTGTCTTTGCCTGAACTGTATATTCTAATCCCACCTGAAAATCAGATGTTGCTGCACCAGCAAACGTAATTGTAAACGGAGAAGCCGGAACCGTCTGAGTTGGCTCTACAACGCCATCACGCACGATTTCAACAGTTGCCCCTTCAAGATGATCCATCGTTGTTGAGGAAGCGGCTCCTCCAGTCTTAGCGCTATCTAGGGTTACATCTTTGTCAAACTTTTCTAAATAGTATTTGACCTGAGAGTTTACTGTACGTTTTACAATACAAAAAGTATCAGAAACTTCTGTGGCTACAGCAATGAAGTTTCCATCCGTTGTAAACGAGCTGGGCGCTATAACCTCTTGCCCGACCAAGATAGAATAAACTGACATAGACCCATCATCACCATTTACGATAAATAGTCGATCTGCCTCGTCAGTTGATGTTGATCTACGAGCTGCCAGGTCAACAGGGTTTTTTATAAGGTGCGAAGAAAGAACGGATATCTGTTGCACCTGGTATGAGTTTGTACCTGACCCAAATTGAAATGCGTTTATAGATTTACCTTGCCTTTGAACAAATACAGACGCTCCATTTATATCCTCTATAGGAACACCTGGTTTTGCGCCAAGCCTTGTTTGCGGCCGGATTAAAAAAGTTGCTGGCGTAACTGGAGCGTCCTCAGATTGAATGACAACAAATTCACCGCCAGTTGTAAATATTCTTAGATCTGCACCAGCTATCACGTTTACAATACTATTGAGCTGATTGGTGTTTATTGTTGCTTCTACACTTTCATCATCAAGCCCACTACCAGGATCAAAGTTGAAGAAATCAATCGCCCTAGATCCCCATATTGTATTTGGTCTGGACTTTGACCCACCAAAATATAATCTGCCCTCATGGAAAGTGGCTGACTTTGGCCATCCCCTGTCATTACTCCAAACATCTTCATAGCCATGTTCGCTTTTCCAATTACCAGCGACAACTCCATTTGTATCAAAAAACGGAACTTCTGTAACTGCCTTCATCACTGTCGAGCTTACAAACTCTACATATTTAGCTCGTCCAAAAGTAGTGTCGACTTGGGCAAATTCATTTACGCTTGCCGCTGAAAAAGCCTCAACCTTATATCCTGTTGTATTGTCCGGTTGCGTGGTCCAGTTTGGATATACTGTGGCTACCTTTGTTGACGCTACATAATCATCAATAAACCTAGACTGACCGGCTCCAGTTCCTGAAGTAAGTGTAACGGACATTCCATTAGGCTGGTCATTAGACGAATATGCAGATGAAGATTTTAGTGTGATTGTATTAGCGCTCCCAGCTTGGGCAGTTCCGGTATCTGTAGTTACGCTCGAAGCTGTAATAGTAATGTTGCCAGATACTGCGCTGGGAGTAATTGTAAAATTTGGTGAATGAATACTTAGAGCGTAAGGATACTGAGGCACGTTCGTAAGGGGTAGGTTTTCAAATGTCCAATTTGTATCTGTGTTTCTAACTAATCTTTTTGTTTGCAAATCCTCGTGGCATAAGATCAGCGTATCAACAGCCTGGGTAAAGGTTAATTCATCTAACATCGCAGCAGTAATATCTGAGGCAGCTATATAATCATTACCTGATCCGTTTATATTTTGCTGTAAAACACCAGCTTTAAATACATAGATCCGACCAACAACCAGCGCCAAAAGAAAGCTATCTGTGACGCTAAATTCAAAAGGTATGAGTTTAAAATCTGTAAAACTTGTTCCAAAATCATAAATAAACTTTAGCCCATCTCTGCGCTTCAGGCCGCCTTGAGGTTGTATAATTACATTGGTCGCTTCTTCCAAGGCGTTTTGATATTGAGAAAGATCTGTTCTGGCTCTTAATAACGGATCTAACTCACCAACAGAAAAGTTCGTTTGAAACTGAGTAATCCGCATTTATTGCCTCGCTTGAATTAAGGTATAGTCCTCGACAATTTGTGTTGATTGGCCTCTTGCATCAATATTCATAGCTTCGCGCATCAAACCACCCCTACCATTTTCCCCAGGAGATCCATAGGCAAGCGCTCTAAAATAATCTGCTTTGGTTGCCTGATCTGTAATAACGATTGCTAACTCAGCCGCCAATGCTGTTCTTAGCAAACGAACAAAATAGTTTGGCATTTTGGCTTCAGTTACAGTTCTTTGATAATCAATAAAAACTGTGTCCATGTTTGTTACTAACTGATCACCATATATTTCCCAGCCATAACGAACAGATCTCTGAGCTGTGCCATCTGTTTCAAACACTGCTAGCGCACCAGTTAAATGATCGCCAGGCATTTGATAGGCGTGCTCCCATTCATTTACTGGAGATGTTGATAGCCTGGCCAACTGAATTTTGTTCAATGTCCAAGACCAGACATAAGTGCTAAGTAATGTATTTTTTAAATCTGGGTATAATCGATCGCAAGCTTGAGCTGCATCAGTTCCCTCTGTAAACGAAGAAAGGGGCGAAGCCCCCAGCGAAATCAAAGCATCTGAGCAAATAGATAAATCTGTATCGCCTACGGCCATCATAACCCTCCAATGTATATAAGGGGCCAGTTACCCAGCCCCATATTAATTAGTCTGAGTCGGTCGCTGTTATTGTTAGACCGTCTGTTACATCAACAACTCCGGCAGCTGTAATTGTCAGAACGTAAACAATACTCAGGGCTTGAGTTCCCCCTGTTGATGTTCTGCAAAAAATTACGTCGCCGACCGAAAGCGTGTCGTGAATACTGTTAAAGTATCCTTCAGTGTTTACGTCAGCAATCGCGTCAGTTGTTGAGTAGGAGTATATAGAAGGCGCATTGCCTCTCTTAGATGCTCCGATGGTTGCTAAACCAGTACTTGAAAAAGCCATATATCTGTCTCCTTACTCAGTACATGAAATTTTTACGATACCATCATCATCGATCGCTATTGCCCCAGCTGAGAACATGGAGCTGACTAGGAAAGATGTTTTTTCAGGTATGTAGTTAACCTCACTCTTTTGTGAGATACTTTCGGCATAACCCATTGAGCTTTCGTGCCATGCAAAGCAAGTACGAGTTGATGGTTTTGGAACACCACCCTCATCACGATCGCCCATAGTGATTATATTAAAGCCCATGAACGATGAGATTTCCCCACGAACAAGAGCCTTTACGGTCGCAAAATCTGAGCTGGTTGTCTCTGTTTCACTCAGTAAAGCGTCAAGCTGAGAAGAGTGCATCAGTATATGACGCCCTTCAGCTGGTACGTTTTTCTCATTAAGAGCTTTAGCAGCCGCACGAAGTTTTGCAACATTCATATTGGAAGTAGAACCACCAATACCAGTTGCAACTGTTGACGGTGATGAAGCCGCATCAAGAGCATCTATGCAAAGTTGATCCATACGTCTAGCTATTGCTTTGGAAACAACCTCAACCAACTCTCTACGCTCATCAAAGTTAACATGAGACTGATGAAAGATATCTGAGTACTCAGCAGCGATAAAGTCAGACATTGTTGCCTGAACGTTGCTATAGGTGACGTTTAATGGTGTAACATCGGTCTGCGGTACCCTTACCGTTGCTACGCCTTTGCCGATTTTTGGAAACTTAACTGTGTTTCCCTGAACGCCTGTTCGCGTTCTCATAGTGCCGCGAAGCAGTGCCTCGCCTTGATATGCCTGTTTCACCTCTTGATCGAATAGTGTTACAAAGGCATTGGTTATACTCTGCGCCATAGCAGAAGCCTCCTTTTAAGGTTTCTAATATAAAACGCTTACCGTTAGCCGATGTAATCGGGCGGTCGCTTGCGTGGAAGTGGTCACGCCAACCAGTGGATTCACCACATAAACGGGCCGCTCGGTTATCCGTTGCACCACATATACACGCAAAGCACAGTCATTGCAACAATATCTAGCTGTTGGCTGCCATCCATTTCTTTTCGATGTTAGTTCGCCATACAGCGTCAGTCTGCCATCGAGGATCTGCAATCGCTTGCTGAAGGTCTGTTACTGTCATTTCTTGTTCTGCAACAACAGGTTTGATCGGGATATTTTCATTCGTGTACCCCTGGATAAGTTTGGTCAAAGCATTAATACTATCAGCATTGTTTATGCTGTAGCTTAGGGCTGTTTTTTCTGCTTCGTTTAGATCAGCTCCCTTGATGTTACGCTCGAGAAAACTGATTTTCTCCTGGGCATTAGCGCCAAGCTTTTGCATTTCAGCTCTACGATCATACTCAATATCTTCGGCCTGTTCGCCATTCATTTCCAAAATCTGACCAGCCAGGTCTTCAAACGCTTTTTGTGAAACGCCATATTTTTTAGCCCAGTCTTGATATACCGCAACAGCCGGATCTTCCAGATCGAGGCCACGATCAACCAGATCCGAAACATCGTAATCACCTTCCGGTGCTTTATGCTTGCCGGATCTAAATGCTTTTTCCAGCTCTGCATAACTCTTTGCAAGCTTTTCAACATCTGGCCCATCCTCATCCCAAAACTTCTCTGGATAGTAATCAGGTCGATCAATAGGTTCGTCATCATCTTCTAACGTTTCCTCTTGCTCTGGCTGTTCATGCACAGGCATAGGAGCCTCTGCTTGTTGCTCTTCCTCTTTTGTATCTACGTTTATAAGTGGCGCTTCTGCTTCCTGAGTTTCTGCGCTTTCTGTGTTTTCTGTTTCTTCAGACATTATCGCTCCTATCCACCCTTTTGATAATTAACCTGACAAGTTCGGCCGCACCTTCTCGAAAGTAGCCTTGGCTTGGATCTTCTCCAGGAAACCAAGATGGTTGTTCTATTGTTATCTGCCTCAAATGACTAAGCACCTTTTGGCCTTCCTGAGATTTAAATAACTGTCCATACAGTATGTCTAAATCATCCGCTTTCTGCGGCTCCGGCTGCGCTTGAGATAATCCCTCCCAACCTTCAGCCGAACTCATTGCATAGCTCCAGCAACAGTTTCATCTGTTGCCATTTCTGGCTGTTGTTCAGCCATCATAGCTTGCTGCATTTCACTCATTAACTGCTCACGCCTTTCTGGTGTATTAAGCAACTTTGCATCAATTCCCATCTTTTCAGCTATGAAGCTTACTATTTCTGATATATTTAGAGCAGTCTGGCCCCCTGGCCCCATTGCATTAGCAATCTGCATAAAGTTTATAATTTGATTTACCTCTTCCATTTTTGGCGCTTCTGCCAATGGTGACACTGGAACAACCTTAACCTGAATACCATTTACTTTTAGAGGCATACGAATAAACCGCTGTTGATCGAGAACAAACAGAATACGAGAAACTAGCGGTATCATTATCTCGGTCATCAACCTACCAAAAGCAGAACCTAAATTTGTAGCCAGTTCACGCTGGCGCTGGGCGATCTCTGTGGCTGACCTGGCGCTCATTGTGTCCGGTGGCAAACTATCATCCATCAAGATTTTTTTGATGTTCATGGTTAGATCCTGGATAATAATTTGACTTGTGTTAAAATCCCCAGCTCGGGGTAAAGGAGCCAGGGATGCACCTTGCGGCCCACCATTTCGTGCGACTGGGATAATTGCACCTGGTTGGATTTTAATGTTCTGTGGATTGAGAACGCCATCATCAGCTGCAAGGAATACTCCTGATATTGCAAGACTTGCGTTTTTAAGTATTAATTCTTTTGTTTTATTTAAAGTTCTTATATCTGCAATAGCATCCGTTAAGGGTCCTCGACCATAAACCTCACCAGCTGTTTTACTAAACCTAGCAACAATAAAAGGACTGCTATCCATCTCTCTATACACCAGCTCTTGCTGTTTGTGTGGCCAGACAACGTGATAATGATAGCGTCCGGTTTCCTGATCAAAGATAATCGCGTCAAACAACTCTAGCTCTTCGTGAGGCTTGTCATCGATAGCAGATTGCAACTCGGGAGTAACTTTAGTGTCACGAAACTCCCTTTGTATAGATTCTGCTTTTATTCTTAGCTTTCTATAAACATTTTCTACAGTTCCGTAAGCTCCTTCCTCTATTGCTACTAAATATTGAGGAACCGCCAAGAAGCGGAGAGGTGTTACCTCATCGCCTGGTGTAACCATCATAACCGCTGTGCCTACGCAAAGATCTAAAAGAAACTCTCCCATCGCCAAGTCAAAGCTAGTCTGACGTAGCTGATCAAACATAATGTCATTGTACGCATCAAATATTTTTTGCGCTCTTTCTTTGTCCTCTTCTGGAACAGCTGATCCTGGCTCTAGCCTACACCATTGCCGCATAGGTGGGAACAGGCCGGACTGCATCCTGTTAGCAAAACGCTTTGTTGCGTGGACAGCTGTACTGTCAAAAACTCTTTGCAGTTTATTTTTTCCTGGGGTTTTGCCTTCGTAGTACCCACCATATAAATTTCTTTGTGGTAAAGCAAACTCGTAACAATCTTCATAGATTGATCGCCACTCATCCTTTCGAGCTTGGGCTTTTGCCTCACGCCCTATCAGTTCTTTTACATTTAATTTAGGCATTTCTACTCTCGTTTCGTTTGCTTATTGCCGCTGCTTTTTTCCTAGCATCTGCTTTTGATGAAGCACCCCAGGCGCGGAGGGATAGGAGCAGCCTAGTAGGTCTCCCCTGACTATCGCGCTCCGGCCCAGGATTCCCCGCCATTCTAGCCAGGAAGGACGCTCGGCGAGGATTATCGCCACTCTTCACTGGACGTTTTAGGTTTGCACCTGTTGTCCTTTTGAAGAAGGCCCGACCAGCAGCGTTTAAACCGCCTTTAGGATTTTGATGAGCCTTTTTCACCATTAGATTTTGCCTTTTTCTTTGGGGCCTTACCGCCTTCCCAGGCTTCATTTACTTCGGGAGTGGAAGGGTCATCCGCGACTAGGTGACCCTTCTCGTTTCTTGCCCTTTTCGGGTCTGCCTCAACTCTATGATATACTCTTGGATCGTCTTTAATTTTTGTCATGCTAAATTCAAAAGTTTAGCTTTTAGTTTTGCTAACCTTTCGTCCTTCTGTTTATAAAATTTTCTACGTCTTTCCTGGCCTTTAGCTTTTCTTTTGGCCAACTCTTCTTCTTTTAACCTTGCCCTTCTCTCGGCTGCTGTTTCTCCCCTGGGTCTGCTAGGCCCATCATCACCCTTTCTAATTCTTTCTTGCATTTCTTTCATGGCTTGCTGGCTGCGTTTTCTTCGATCGTCTAGCCTAGCATAATAATCTATGCCTTTTTTCTTAACGCCAATATCCATCAAGAAATCATCTTTGGCTTGCTTTAGTCCAAATGTAGTTTTCTTGCTGGCTGTAAACTTTTCACTACCAGGTGGCCCACCGCCAGCTGCTATTTGCATTCCGGTATACTGAGCATATCCCTCAGATACAGTCTGAGGCTTTGGATTAAACATATTTTTAAAAGAAAACTTTTTCTTTGTTGTTTTCTTAGCCATAACTAGCCGCCAAGCTTTTTCTTGATTTCATTCATAGCAGCACCTTCTTGTCTCAAAGGTGAAAACAATAACCTCATCCCTCCAGATCTCCGCAATCTTCTACGCCTTTGTAGGTTTTGCATTTGAGTCTGCTCTTGCGCTTCAGCTCTTTCCTCTTGCCGATCAATGACCTTCTCTGTTGGTGTCATTGGTTCTGCTGCTGGTGCTGGCGCTGGGGCTTTCTTTTTTCCAAAAATACCGCTCATTTATTCAAACCTTACCATTGAATAATAGTCAGCCCCCTCTGGGCCAAACTTTCTGTGTTTACACTCTATCTCAAAATGTAGCGCCTTTGCAAACCTTAATGCCACCATATGGTCACATTTAACAAAAATTTGCATCCTTCTGATACCAGATGTAGCCATAACCTCGCTTAGAAGCGCTCTTGCGCCTATCAAAGTCGATCTTGTGTGATTTTCTAGCCCTTTGCCTGGAATAAACCACGCCTCCACTACACCAGGCCAAATATCTCTTACACCAAACACGCAAACTACTTGGCCTCGACCAATAGCTGCCCAGCTCCAGCCATGCTCAGAATTATCCCAAACGTAGTCTAAATATCCAGAAATGTTTGCGGCATACTCTTGTTCGTGCAACCCCAGCTCTATGTTGAGAAGATGATTGTATTGTAGCGGCACAATTTGCTCGTCTGGCCTCATTTTGAACGTAGGAAGCTGTATAAGGCCCATCAGAACACGCTAAAGTCACTATTCGCTGTATATGATCCCTGTTGAAAGGAAGCGCCATACGTTCCTCTCCGTAAGCGTCTTTGCTCACCACCACCTAGCATAAGATAGCCAAAAGCATCGCCACAATGCGAATGTTCGTTCTTTACTGGCGCGTCTTTAAATCTTTCCTGGCCAGCGCCTAGGCTTTGCCTTTTGAAAAAATATCCACCACTAAGAGATTTTCGCAGCCTCAAACACTTTTTATCAACAATCAGCCCAGGTTTACCGCTAACAAGCCTGGACATTGGAGAAGCTCCGGCCTCGCGCCTGACCTGAAAAGCATTGCTATCTGTTGGTTGTGCTTTAAATCCTAGCGACCTAAGATGATCAAACGCTGTTACTTCATAGATTTCATCGCGTTTATTACCAGCTGGATCGCCCCAAATTAAAATATCGTGCTTTGAATATCGTTCTGCTATTCTTGCCAAGAGTTCTTGGCCAAATCGTTCAAGCCCCATGTCAAATGTTACCAGCTCATCGCAAACACGCCAGGCACCGCCCTGGGTACGCTGACCAAAGACAGCAGCTGGCGTAAGTCCAAAGTCTACACCGATTTGTATTGGATAGTACGGATCTACCTCCACATCACCGGACATAAGCTCATCGTCATACTCAGGCCAAACTGGTCTTCCTTCCTGAACAAAAGTATACATTCCTTGGGCATAGCATCGAATCCAGTCTGCATTTTTGCCACCAAGCAACTGCTGATAGTAACCTGGTGGCAGATTGTAGGAATTTTCTGCATTTTCATTGATACGCCACCATTTACCACCAGAAAAAACAAAACCTTGGGCATCAGGGTTATCATCCGGCACTTCATCAGGAGAGGCTTGCAAAACGCCACCTGGTTGTCTGAAAAACGTCCAAGGATACTTTCCCTTGATCGGATGTTTTTCTGCTACCTCATGCCACCAATGATCGTTGTCTGGTGGGTTTGTATCCATCCAAATGCCATACCAAGTCGGACCGCCATCTAATTTTGTAGGATATCGACCAACTCTGTGCGTTAATCCATCGATAACTGCTTTGGGCAGCTCCCTGGCCTCGTTGACCCAGGCACCAGTAAGTTCCAGCGATAATAACTTTCTTACATCTTGCGGAGAAGATAACGCCATAAATATAACTTCGCAATCTATTCCAGGGATATCGCCTCTGGTGGGAATCTTTATGTGATGCGAAATCGGTGGTTGCCAGCGCATACCGCCCCAGACATTCTCAGGAAAAAGTTCTTGCCAGGTTTTTATTGTTGTGGTGCGCAGCTCGGGATATGTGTTCCTCACGATGACAAAACGTGAGTACTTGATCCCATCTCTAGGAGATGGCTTTTGCTTGACCGCTCTTAACATTATCTCGGCTGCGCAACCATAGGACTTACCAGATCCCACCGGACCCATCAACCCCCTAACAAAACTTTGATCGTGAATAAACTTCCAAACAGTCGGACTATTCTCAAAGTTTAAATCAAGGCTGGGGATCGCGCTCATTTTTTTTCCAATTAAATGTTACTTCAAACCGCTCATCAGGATCTTCTGTACCTGGACCAGTATCAGTTCTTAAATTTTTGTCTTGTAATGTTTCTTGGCTTATTTGTCTTATCTTTATTAAAGACTGTTCGAGCGCCTCTATTCTTTGCTCAAGTATAAGAATTGCCACCTCAAGTCTTGCTGTCTTGTCCATCTATCACCTCTGCATCCTCAATGGCTGGCCCCTTCATGTTGATACCAACAATCGAGGGCTTATCACTTTCCTGATCCGGACTATCAAGCCAGCCAGCTGCTTTTGCCAATACTCTAAGCACCGAAACCTTATCGTGCATCTCAATCGCAACCCGACCATCCGGCATAGGCGTTATCTTTTTGATAGCTCTCAGCGCATAATCCGGAATATCTTTCGAATCTTTCATCGTACCATCAAGATTAATAATCTCAGTAATCGAAGTTGTACCCAAGGCAATCAATTCTTGGGCAACAACCTCTTTGTTACTTTCTAACGTGGCACTCGTCCTGACCCTTTTCTGTGTAACTCGTACACCACCAAACCGACCAATAGGAGTTTGCCTCGTTCTAGCCATTAAAACGGAATCTCATCATCAAAATCTTTAGGCTCAGAATTATCCTGGCTCTCTGCCTGATCTGGCTGGCTATCTGGTTGGTCCTTATCATCCTTCGGATACATTCTTACCCAGACATCACCCTCTTTGTTAGGTAAAGGTAAAGCATTAAACTTTATACGCATACCCTTACTATCATCCCACATCACGCCAAGTTGTACCCAATCACTTTTTGAAGGATCGTTATAGCGTGGCTGACCCTGAACAACATTATACATTTTTTTCATTTTAGTTCCTTCCTATTATCTTTTTGGTATCGCACTTATCTCAGGAAAAATCCAGAAAATATTTTTGTGGTACACCCATATGTTAGCGGAGGCCACGGGGGGGGCGAGGGTGGTGTTTTTGCAGATTGCCTGGCATTTAACATAATACATATTATGCGAAAACCTAGGCTGTTTTCCCTTATTTTTATAGTCTTTTTCCCTTCACTATCCCCTTGATTATGTCGTTTGCTCTGTAATCTTTAGACTTTCCGAGCGTTTTTGACACTGGTATTTGAAAATATCCTATCCCTCGTGCCATATCACGTCTGTTTTTATAGCAATATTCCGCATGGTTCTTCAGTATTCCTGACCAATCTTCCATTGTTAGTCCATCCTTTATCCAATAAGACACCGTTTGAATATCTCTCTCGTTAATATTGCGTGGCGTTCCGTAACTTTCACATATCCTCAGAAACAATGTACAAAACCTTCTAGCATCATTATATATAATATTATTATTCGTTATAATGTTCTCGTTTGTGTTACCTTTAGATGTAACAGGTACGTGTGACATCTGGGTGTAACAGGTGGTAGAGTTATCCACAGGCTGTTGTATTGGGTTTAATCCTTGTTTTTGTCTAGTCTTATTATAATTGTAAAGCTGTTCTTTTCTCGCTTGTTCTCTTTGTTCTTCAATTCTGATTTGTTCGGATGCTGTTAAGTTTGCTTTCGCTTCATTCAAATCTTTTGGCGCTCTTTTAAATACAACTTTTAAACTGTCGCTCTTTTGATGTTTGCTGAATTTTGTTACTTTCTCAATATATCCAAATTCAATCAGCTTCTTAATTTGTCGAGTTACTGCCGTTCTACTGATACCCATATCTTTAGCTATCCGGCCTTGAGAAACCCAAGTGACCCCGAGTTGATCCGTATAAGTACAAAGAACACATAGAACACTTAACGCGGCTGTACCATGCAAGCGCGTATCTCTTGCCGCGTCAAACGGTAGAACCGAATAGTTTCTTAGGTCTTCATTCTTTTTTCGAGGTACAAGCATTTAATCCCATTCTAAGGTTACAATCACCATGGGATCACCAAACCTTTTTTGTACTGTCATTTTGTCTATTAGTCGGTCATCTTCATACAAAACGCCATTGCAAGCGTCAGTAACGATCTTGAGAACATTATCAGCATCTACCCTAGTTGGGATCGTTTCCCCGACTGTCGCGGCTTCTCTCCGCTTCTTAGAATATGATTTAGGTATTCCAAACTGAGCCATTACAGAAACACGACAAGGAACATTTATTGGATCTAGCCCTAGTTCTGCCATTTTATTTGATGCGGCAGCCGCCAGTTTGAACTCATAGTCTCTTGTTTTCTTTGGCGTGTAAGCTCTGCCTTGTTTAGTAAATCTTGGGCGACCTTTTCCGATTGGTTCACCTTGTAACCAAAACTCAATTCTTGTCATGGTTTGTCAGCCAGTCTTTTATTTCCTGTTTAAAATCATCTGCACTTGCCTCAATCGGAAATGGTGCCGGAGCCAGTGAAACAGCTTGTCCAGGTAAATGATCTCTAATTAAATTACTAATGATTAATGCCTGAGATTGATTGGTTTTGTTGCTGTAATCAATCAATCTTTGCTTACTGGTAGACGGTATTCGAACTGTAAAGTTTACCAAGTTCTCATTATTTTTTATTATTTGTTTCCTTTTTTTCATAGCAAAAACGCCTCTCAATAAATTAATTATGTGCTACCACTTGACTTATATTGTGGTATCACTTAGTTATCAATATGTGATTTGTTAGTTTATAGGAAGGACAAAACAAAATGAAACTTAAAAAGATAAAATCAAACGTCAGCGAGTTAACTTTTAAAAATCATTATGACGATTGCGAGGTTACTTTATTATTCTCTTATGAAACACCCGTTGCGGGATATGATTCAAAGGGCGCTTTTAAAACGACTACAAAATACAGCCCGACAACAACTAAACACATCAATCAATATTTTGGCAATGTAGAGCCGCGCTTAGTTGTTCAAGAATACATCAATGCAATAAGAGATGGAGAGGCTTAGACAATGACAATTACTACGTTTAGAAAACTATTTGTTGAAGAGATGAAAGATTGGGATGACAACAAAGCTTCAGGTTATGTTTACCTTACTGAAGGTCAAGAAAAGCCAACTTCAGATGAATATATAGATATGTATTTACATATTCGAAAAGTAACTAAAGACGATCATCCTAGTTGGGGTAATAAGAAATTTGCTTTGTCCGTTGATCGCAGTGAGTATCAAAGCGATCAGATTGTGGATTTAGAAAACATTTTATTTGATTGGGCTGAAGGTGAATATCACCAAGGCACTTACAAAATTGAGGAGATAGATCCAATCAAGGAATTATTTAAATTTGAAAAAGCTGAAAATCCAGACGTTGAGGATAGTCAGTATGTATTAAAAGCCGATG